GGTATCGACTGCCATCATGTATGACATGGCGATTCTGCCGCATGCCGATAAGATTCTGTCAGTGATGACCAAGACGCTGATGCCGCGCTACAAAAACAGCGAGGGATTATTCCTGACCTATGACCGCTCCGAGATTCCGGCGTTGCGTGAGCGCACATGGCAGGAAGCCAAACTGATGATGGAAACGGGTGCATTGGAGCGTAACGAGATTCGGGCGCAGGTAGGCTATGACCCTGTTGACGATCCAGAGGAGCCGGCAGGCAAGCCCATGGATGACGAAAAAAGCTATAGCGGATACCTTGCCGGCTTGAAAGATGCTGCCGGTCAGCCCGTATTCACTAAGGCCGAAATTGACATTATGAGCGCGCGCCATGTCAGACGATGAGTTTGAGGCAATGATAGAAACCATGCTGATTATCGTGTGCTGCATTCTGGCTTTTGCGTACCTGTGGCAATCCTATGTTGTTTAACGCAACGGAAGCGGAAGAAGAAGCGCAGGCCGATGAAGACCTGAAAAACAAGCTGGCGCTAGAGCTTTTGCTAACCCCGAAAATCCGGCTGATTCTTGACGATGTGGCTACAGATTCTGAAGCCATTTACGCGCGCACGGGTTACATCATCACGGGCGAATCGTGGCAGAAGCGGGTAGAGACAACGCTTCGCTCTCACTATGACGTTGTGCAGGATGCCTTTGGGATGCAGGCCAGTGAGGTGATGGGCGCAGACAAGGAAGGCGGGGCCATCTATGCGCTGATTGCAGCCTATGCCGCACGGCGTAGCATGACAAGGCGCGAAGCCTTGGCAGAATTAGACCGCATCAATGCCGGCATGTTGAATGAGTGGGCTATTGAGAATGCTAGAAAGCGGGCGGGGTGGATTACTGCCACCACGACTAACGAGCTAGACGTAGCTTATTCGGATGCCACGCTGTTAATGCCGCAGGATGCTAGTAGGGATGCCGTTGCCAGGGAAGGTGCTTCAGCTTTCCGCAGGGCCAATGCGCCTAGGGCTGAAATAATATCGGCGACGGAAACGCAAGCGGCAGCGGAAGCCGCAAAGCGGATAGACTTGGATGCAGCAGCCATATTTGCAGCGGCGCAAATCAAAGCAAAAAAGACGTGGCGCACCAGAGGCGATGACCGTGTGCGCCCTGCTCATGCGGCAGCCAATGGCCAGACGTTGGGCGTGGATGATCCGTTTATTGTGATGGGTCAGCGGCTGCAATATCCAGGCGATTCATCGCTAGGCGCAACGGCGGCTAATGTGTGCAATTGTCGGTGTAGTGCCATCTACTCGCTGTCTTGACCATGCTTGCGGTTATATGTAATTTCCGCGAAAACCGAGGGTGAGAAACCTATGGAATTAGAGCGCAAGATTATCCCCTTCGCCTTGACGGATACCAAGGAAGCCGAGCGCAATGGCGTCAAAATCGGCATCATTGAAGGCTATGCGGCCACTTGGGATTTAGACCGAGGCAATGACATTATCCAGAAGGGCGCATTTTCGCTGACCGTAAAAGATCACCAATCCAAGGCCCGCCCTATCCGAATGTTGTTTGGTCACGATTACGCCAACCTCATCGGCGGCTATCCCCAAGACGATATGCGCGAGGATGCCAAGGGGCTGCACGTTGTCGGCGAGATTAACCTAGAGACGCAAGGCGGGCGCGAAGCCTACGCACTGGCCAAGCAAGGCGTGTTGACTGATATGTCTATCGGCTTCCGCATTCCTGAAAACGGCAGCGAGCGCAAGCAGGTAGAAGGCAAGTCGGTTCGCATCATCAAGGCAATCGACCTGTACGAAATCAGCCTAGTGCCTGAGCCGATGAATACACAAGCCAACATCATGGCCGTGAAGTCACTCTACGCAAAGCACAATGTAGAGATGCCGGCAGATGGTTTGGTTAATGTCACCATCGTGGAGCAATGCAAAACGATGGCAGACCTAGAGAATTTGTTGCGCGATGTAAGTCTTACGGCAAATGCCGCGAAAGCCTTTATATCACGCTGCAAGAAAGGCGCAGAGAGCCGCGAGGGTATCACTGAGCAAAGCGACGTAGCAGAGTTACTCCGCAAAGGCGCGGAAGACCTGCAGACATCAATGATGCTTAACCTATTGAGGTGATACCATGACCGACGTAACGGCAGTAGCCGAACAAATGCAGAAGTTTAACGAGGCTGTGCAATTCCTGCAGACAGAAGTTAAAAGCTTGAAAGGCGAGCAAAACGACTCCATCCGCAAGGCTGGTGAAGTTGCCGCTGACGCCGCCGCCGCCATCCAAGCGCATCGCGTTGAAGCAGAAGCCGAAACCAAAGCGCTGAAGTCAACCGTTGAAACTTTGCAGAAGCAAATCGCGCGCGGCTTGCAATCTGACGCTGGCGCTGTAATCAGCGAAGCTGAGCAAATGTATGGCAAGCAAATGGTCGCCTATCTGAAAGGCCGCAAGCCTATCGATGGCCAATTGCTGTCTGACATGGCTAATGAAATCGTTGCCAAGCAAGGCTTGGATGCGATGTCAGTGTCTGCGATGGAACAGAAGGCCATGTATGAGGGTTCAAACCCTGATGGCGGTTACTGGCTGCGTCCTGACCGCGCTGCTCAAACGATTGGCCGCATCTTTGAAACTTCACCAATGCGCCAACTGGCTAACGTCATCAACGTGACCAGCAACAGCTTGGAAATCATCATTGATGATGACGAGGCTGATTCTGCTTGGACTGGTGAGATGAGTGTGCGCGCTGAGCAAGGCACTCCGCAAATCGGCAAGCTGACCATCCCTGTACAAGAAGGCTACACCATCCTGCGCGCTTCTCAGCGTTCACTGGATGACATTGTTGACCTTGAGTCATGGCTGATGGCTAAGGCTGCTGACAAGCTGTCTCGCCAAGAAAACACTGGCTTCATCTTGGGCAACAGCGCACTGCAACCACAAGGCTTGATGACCCTGGCTGCCGCCACCAACGCTGACATTTATGAGCGTGGCAAAATCGGCACTTACACTTCTACCGGCGACAGCGCCGTGTTGAATGAGTCTGATGACTTCAAAGCCCTGCAAAACCTGGTGAAAGAGCCTTACCAAGCCAACGCAACTTGGCTGATGAAGCGCACCACGTTCACGCCGATCATCAACCTGCAAGACACTTCAGGCCAGTACATTTTCAACAGCTTCTTCATCAATCAGAAAGACCCGATGACGCTGTTGGGCAAGCCTGTTGTGTTTATGGATGACATGGCCGCCGTTGCAGCCAACTCGCTGTCAGTAGCGTATGGTGACTTCCGTCAAGGCTACACCATCGTTGACCGCTTGGGCTTGCGCATCGTGCGTGACAACATCACTCAACCTGGCTTCGTGAAGTTCCAAGTGTTCCGCCGTGTCGGTGGCGCTGTGACTTCTTTCGACAGCTTCAAAATCCTGAAAACCAAAGCGTAATAGGGGGCTACTATGTCTACCAATCTCGATGTATCAAATGGCTTGACCGCTGTAGCTGCTGGTTACGGCGCGATCAACTCAAACACCACCACTAACCACACTTCAGTGGACACTAGCACCATGCTTGGCGTGATGTTTGTCTATCGCGTGTTGGTTCGCACTGACGGCACCTACGCTGTCAAGTTGCAGCACAGCCCAGACAACAGCACATGGGCCGACGTTGCCGCTGACCAGTACGTTGCCACTGGCGGCACATTCTCTACGACTGCCGTAGGTGTGAGCCAACTTGGCTGCACTGGTGTAGATCGTTATGTGCGCGTTGTTACCACTTCTACTTCCGTCACCACTGGCGCGACTGTTGAAGTGACTGCGATTGGCTGCGATCAACTCGCATCTTAATAGCACACTAGGATTTTTTGCCCAAGGATGGGCATTCATTTTCGGGGATTCTATGAGCTGGCAAGACGCAACAGGCGAAAGCTATACAGAGGTTGTCGATTGCCCTTCAGGGTCTGCCATAAGCCTGTCAGACGCTAAAGCGTGGATGAAGGTGACGAATAGCGCCGATGATGCGCTGATTCAAATGCTGATAAACGCGGTAGAAGAATATGCGGCCAGTGTGACCAAGCGCACACTGCAAGAAACCGAGTTCAAAACGTACCGTGATGTATTTGGCGATGTGTCGGATGCGTCGGCGTTTGCCGGCTTTCCGGCGTGGACTGTCTACCAGTATCAAAGCTCAGCGCCAGTGACATTGCGCAAAAGCCCGCTAGTATCTGTTGATCTGGTGCGGTATTACAGCTCTGGCGTATTGGCCACACTAAATAGCTCGGCTTATTACGTCGTGAAGAAAGGCGACTATTCCCGCATTGCGCCAGACTACGGCACATTCTGGCCGGTCGCTGACCAGCGCATGCAAGCCATCGAGATTACCTTCACGGCAGGCTATACCGTATTGCCGCAGGATTTGAAGGTAGCCATGCTAGACCATATTTTTAGCATGTATGAAAACCGTGGCGATTGTGGCTGTGCGGAAGCAACTCCCAAGAATGCCATGGCCATCTATCGCAAGTATCGCATTGTGGACTTTGTCGCATGAGTTGCAGCAAGCGCCGCATTGTCAACAAGACGTATTGCGCGGGCGATTTGCGCCACCTTGGCACTATCCAGAATCGCGCGATTAAGGCCGTTGATGATAGCGTTGACTATGAAATGGTTTTCTCTGGCGCAGTACCTGATAACGAGGAGCGAGACCAAGTGTGGCTTGGCATCAAGACTGTGCGCGGCGTGACGGTATTCGACCAGACAAATGTAGAGCGCGTGGTATCGCACGAAATCATCATGCGCTACCGTGAGGATGTGACAGCTCAGAATTGGCTGCTAGTGGATGGCGCGCGCTATGACATCCTGCAAGTAGAGAATGTCAACGAGCGCAGTCAGTGGCTTGTGCTGCAATGCAATAAGCGGGGGACGGATAGCAACTCCGTCAATGCCGTATGATTGATATTAAGTCAGGCGCGGATTGGCATAGATTCTCGGTTGCCATAGACAACATGGCGAAGCGCGTACGGATTGGCGTTGATGACGGTTGGCGCAAGATTGGCAATGATTTGGTCGAGGAATTGCGCGCAGATACGCTAAGAAAAAAGACGGGCAGGCTTTATCGCATCAAAGGCAAAAGCCATCAAGCGTCTGCTCCAGGTGAGACGCCAGCTAGATTGTCTGGCGCATACTCCAAAAGCGCAGGCTATACAGTGCGCGGCAATGAATTGGAGTTCGGCGTGTCGGTTCCTTATGGCGAATACTTGGAATATGGTACTAAAAACAAGGGCGGCGGGATGCGTATGTGGCCGCGTCCAGGGCTGAATAACACCATGGAAAAACAGCAAGACCAATTTGCAGAAACGATGGAAGAAGCTATCCGCAGGGTATTGCTATGACGCTTGCCGAGATTGTATTGAAGCTGCGCCATGGCTTGTCACAGTGGTCTACGCTATTCGGCACTCAGCTATCCGTCAGTGCGGCGGCAATCTCTGGCAGCAATATCAACCTGACTACTACAGTGCCGCATGGCTT